CTGGAAAGAAGACCACGGCGACTTGCCCATCGACACGCTGCAACTGTGGGACTGCATGGGCTACCGTTTTACCGTGTGCGAGAAGATCGGTTTGCGTAACCTTGGCGTGAAGTTCTTGGGTAAGGACAAGCAGTGGAACCACGGGCACTACTTGTTTACAGTGGACTTCTGCGCCGACGGCCAAGACCTTGACACGGGCTTTACCGAGCAGGCAGAGGAGCACAAGTCGTTCAACTTCATTCGACTTGAGAACGGCCAGTTCGCCACACAGCCCAACAACCGCTGCCTTTGGTACGACCAGTCGCTGATTCCTGCTGAAGTTAAGCCCCCCGACTTCCAAGCAGCCAAGACCTTTTGGACTGTTGATGGCACGCGCAAGTGGTCTGCTGGCGACGACTGGTTTTACAACATTGAGGAGAAAACATGAACACCCTGAGAGACCGTATTCGCTCGACGAAGGCGCAGTTCCGCATCGCCGTCAAGCAGTACAACCAAGCGCAGCGCCTGATGGAGCGGCTGAAGAAATCACTCGAACAACTGGAGAAGAAAGATGAACTGGCGCGAGCTAAACAAAAAGCTAAACATGCTGACCGAGGGTGAGGTGCTGGCGCTGCTGGAGGCCGAGCGCCAAGGCGCCAAGCGCGTGACGTTCTTGGAGCGCCTGCACCAGCGGTACACCATGCTGCGGGCGGCGCGCGAACGAGTGGAACTACTAAAGGAAGCAGTCAAATGAAAGCCCGTATCCTAGACCCCAACTTTAAATATGTGCCGGCAGCGGCGACAGATGTTCAGGCAACATGGCGAAAATTTGGATGGAAACCTCTCGATGAAATGCCCAACGTGCGCAGCGTGGACAGAAGTAAAATTGACCAAGCAGATGGGCGAGTACGTCCAGAGATCAAGGGTATGCGGCAATGAGCACAAGTTCACCACAGAAGAGCGCGTCGTCCCCACCAAGCCGCACGGAGGGGCCAGACTTCGCAAGCTGGAGCCCAATGGTGCTGACGAAGTTCGCGCAAGACTCCTACGCAAAGATGCGTGAGCAGGAGGACCAGTTAGAGCAGTTGCGCCAAGACCTCAAGACGGCGCTGGAGGCTTACCGGGCCTTGTTACGCTGATAGCGTTTTGGACTCGGTTTCGACCGAGTCCAGTCGGCGCATCCAGCCTTTGCCGAACGTGGCAAAGGTGGATAGGCTCTTGTAGTGAGCCTCACGCAGGTTACAGAACGCCTCGATAACCTCTTCGGCGGGCTTGGCTGTGGTGGCCGCAACGGTCATGGGGCCGATCTGCCCATCGGCAGTCACTCCAACAGCCTGCTGTAGAAATTTACTAGCCCGACCAACGCCAGCGTTGACGGCACAATCAAACACGCACAGATCAACACCAGAAGGAAGGTCGTCGCCGCGCACAGCGTCCCAGTAGCGCTTCTTGTAGAGCGGAGAAACCATCTCAACGGTAAGCCCACGCATGTCGGCTTCAGTGGCAAGCTTGCCAGTCCATTCTTCCCAGACACGTTTGGTCACCCCCAGGTTGGTCATCCCGCCTGGATCGTCGGGATGGTTGACGTAACCGCCCTCGTACTTGAGGACGTGCTTGATCGCTTCTTCCCAATTGTGTTTCATTTTTTCGCCATCATTTCTGTCTTGGCTTGAGAGCCAGCAGACGAGCCAAAGTAGTAGGCAATGATGCCGGTCCAAGCAGTGCCCAACGACCCCAGCATCATCAAAATGGCTGGGTTGTTGCTGTCGATCTGGTTGAAGAACATCATCACCACGATGCCGAAGAATCCGACGGTGACCGCGCTAGCTAAAATGGGCGGCATCATCGAGCGGGTTGTAGCCTGCATCTCGCGGGCACTCTTGCGGTCGTCCACGGCCAGCTTCTCGAAGTTCAATCCCAATTCTTGCGCCTGCTTGGCAAGCTCAATCTCGGCCAACTTTAGCTGCGCCACTTGGTCGGCGCTGAGCTTGTTGCTGGAGATTATGTCTTGGACCTTGTCCTCGTCCACGCCGATGGCCTTGGAGATAGCCGACACGGCCATGCCGGCTAGCGGGCCACCCAGCGCGGTTGCGACGGTGGGCGCGATCTGTTTAAGCCAGTCCATGCTTATTCCTTCTTCGTTGTGACAACGTCGTCACCCTTACGAACGGTAACCTTGTCACCCTCAACGTCAACGCGCATGGGTTGCTCAAGGCGGTCGAGCTTGTCAATCAACTGCTTCATGACCTCAAACTCGGGCTTCTCTTGTTTGGTGTTTGCGCCAGCGATGCCGTTGAGCATACTGATCAGCGCGGTCAAAGCGGCGCCCAGCAGGCCCATAACGGCGGCGATCTTCTCATTCTCCAGCACCACGCTAGAACCGACGCCGATCACGATGATCAGCGTGATGTAGAAGAGGCCGCTTTCACCAATCGCTTTACCAGCCACTTCCTTGGCGGTGCTCTGCGCTTGCAGTCTGCTCAGCTCAACTTTGGCCTGCTCCTTGATGAGCGCCAGTTCGTGGTTCAGGTCTTGGTCTGACATACTTACACCTTCAGCAGTTCCAGAGCCACGCCAGCGGCAACGCCAGGCAGCGCGGTCGCTATGGCGTCCCAAGCGTCAGGCTGACCTTCTTTGCGATACCACTGCTGGAACTCGTAGAAGACGCCGAACACAATGCCGCCGATGGCGACGGCCCAGCCCACGGATAGGAAGTGAACCGCGCCAAAGACGATGGTCGAGCCAACGCCCATTGCAAGATGTTGTAACTTGTCTTTTGCAATCATTTGTCTACCTTGCCGTCGAGCTTGTCGAAGATGCGCCCCAGCATCAACTTGATGTCGGCCATGTCGGCGCGGTAGTCGTCGCGAGCGACGTAGTGCGTCGGCATCTGCCGCACATCAGCGTCAAGCCGGTCGATGGCCTGGTAGATGCGGTTGAGTGTCCAGCCCCCGAAGAATCCTGCGACGGCCACGGCGATGTTGAAGAGAATTTGGTAGTCCATGACCGTTAATTTGACCAAACGTTCGTGCGGAGTTCAAGACGAGTGACAAGATTTTGCAGTTAGGGCGCGAGCGCGTTTTCCTTGCGCGATTGCGGGGCAAGGTTGTTGGTAGGCGTTGCAGGGACTGCCGCAGCCCGCGTCACCGCAGCGCCGCCTTTGCCCCATGTCGCGGGATTATTCAGCATACGAAGCACGGCGCCGCGTTCAACGGCTGGCAACGTGTTAAGCATCTCTAACGCGCTTTTGCCCGACACCATACCGTCGCGCAATTTAGCGGCAATTTTTGGCCCGATTAACCCTTCTAGTTGGTCTAGCGTAAGGTTGGCAAACGTAACTCGTGGGTCAAGCATGTTGCGAAGGCGCGGGAAAGTTCTGCCGGCCCGTTCAATAGCTTCGGCAAAGTCTGGTTGGCCCAGACGCGCCGCGTCTTCCATAGCCCCTGTTCGCTCAATTCCGGCGGCTAGTTTTTCTAGCGTCGGCATCTTGCCGCTCATTTCTTTGAAGATGTCGTAGCTGCCGGGGCCAAAAATTGCCTCCACTGCGTCTGGATTGTTGCCGCGCACGAGCCGGATGTACTCTTGCGGCGATTTTTCAAAAAGGCGAGCCGCTTCAGCAGCCATCGCCTTCTGGTCAATCGCCTGCATGTTGGTGGCGTAGGTTTTGAGATAGTCGCGCCAGCCAGTGCCGCCGGCCTTTTCAATCGCGTCGTCAATCAAGGGGCGAACTTCTTGCAGCACGCTGCGCGTCACCTTGGCGCTGATCTTGGGGTCGGTCTGCCCCATGATCTGCATGATGCGCTCGTTGATGCCTTCTTTGCGAAGCGTGTACAGATCATGCGCGTCAATAACGCCGCCGCCTTTTTGCGTCAAATTGGCGATGTCGTCTTTGATTGTTGCCAAAATCTTGGCGACATTGGAGCTAGCGCGCAAACCCGGCTGCGCCAACTTTGCGTCGATTGCACTGGTAATGCTCCCCGCGTCCAGCGGGCGCAGCCCGTAGTCTTCCAAGCTGCCGATCTGGCGCTCCAGAAAACCAGCTTCAGCGCGGCGCTGTTTTGCAAGATCAGCAAAGATGTCGGACGTTTGCTGCCACTCTTGTGCGCGGTCGCCTGCCGATAAAAATCCCGGCTTGCCTTTGGCTGCAACTGCGGCTTGTTGCGCCGCTTCAGTTACCGGCGAAATAACGGCTTGGCCGGGCAGCGGCGGGGTTACAGGGATGCCTCCGCGCAGCGCGTTTACCATAGACTCTTGCCGCTGCTGTGCTTGCGGCGCCAAACGGTTTAACGTCTGTGCTGCCTGATTGGCCGCGCCCAGTTCAATATTACGCATGTCCTGCGTGAGTTTATTGAGCCGAGCGATAGACGCTTCATAGGCGCGGCGCATTTCGGTTTCGTTGCCGCCCTCAGCCATGCGCTGTAGCACCGCCAAATCGTCAGCGGCTTGCTGCTTTAGCTTGAGCGATATTTCATCGGTCTTGCTGGCGAACGCGCCCAAGGCTTGGAAAGCGTTTTTCTGCACACCCGCCGCAGCCTGAGCAGCGGTCAAGTCTTCGGGTGCTGCTGCCAACGCAGCGCGGATTGCGGCGATTTGATCGCCGGCAATATCACGCGAAATCTGCCCTGCTTTGACTGCAGCAAGTCGGCCAGTAAAAGCGTCCTTCAAAAAGCCAGCGCTTTTTGCTAGCGTTTTTACGACAGGCGGCGCAACCGTAGCTACGCCCGCGCCGATCAAAGCGCCTGTTCCGGCTTCGTCTATAGAAGGGTTGATCAGCGCGGCGGTAGTACCGCCAGTGACGGCGCCGCCCGCAACACGAATGCCAAGATCAGTTGCGCGAGCCGCGCCGCCTTGCACAGTACGGCCCGTAGAGAACCCGCCAGTTTGAACGGCTCGCCCTAATGCAGGCGCACCGCCTTTTGTGATTAAAAAACCAAGCCCCTGCGTAACGGGCGCAGTTGCCAGCACTTCAGCGCTCAGCTCGCCTGCTCCGGTAGCTATCGGAAACTCTTGCTTGTACTGCGCCGCAGCAGCTTGCGATTCCGCACGACGGCGCGCTGCGTCAGCGGCCAGCGCGGTGCCGGTGTCAGTAGCACCAACCAACTGCAACCCCTTACCAAGCAATTCTTGGCCGCCAAACATGACGTTGCCCATGCCGGTACTGAACCCAACAAAAGGCGCAGCAAGCTGGCGCAGCTCTCGCTGTACCAAGTCTTGGCGCGTCAGCCGAGGGCCGGGCACTTCGCTTGGTGTGGCTTGGCCTGCGGCCTTTGCCTCCAACTCGGCCATGCGCCGCAAAGCAGCCAGTTCTTCACGAGGTGTCATTACCTACCTCCCCCGAAACGTGAACGAAGCTGGTCCAATTCTGCTTGTTCGGCGGGCGTAAGAGCGCCGCTTGCAGGAGGTTGCGCGGCGGCCCCAGGTTGCATCAACGCTTTTACCGCCGCGTCCATTTCTGGAGTCCAAGCCCTGCCTGCGCGAACTTTTGCGCTGTCAATAAGTCTCAGCATCCGCTTTCTTTTATCTTCCACCGCGTCAGCTTTATCGGTAAAAGCCGGAATGTACGCTGCCATTTGCTCT